CTTTCTTCTTTGTTGCTCGGTCGTGACGGGACTCCAACTCTTTCAAGAATAGCTCGTACAAAGGATGGACTTCTGAAGAGCCGCTTTGAGATATCTGAAATAGTATCTCCTCCGAGGAAGCTCGAGCACGCTTCAGCGATTTCATCATTAGACGCTGGACGGCCTCGTAGACCTGCTTTACGCTTTTTGGTATACTCTTTTCTTTCGTCATACTCTTCAATAATCTTTTGTAGGCGTGCTGTGTTATACGAGATATTTAAAATATCACACGCCTCTTTTTTGGTTATAGGCTTTTCACTAGCGGAGCCAGGGTTGAGGAGCGCCTTCACTTTCTCGATGTTCTTCGCTGTGAGATTCTCGTGATCCTTCTTCTTCACATTCTTCCGCATATTCTAGCTCCAGTAATAGTTCACAATAATGTATAATCTTTTTTATGTCCTCTGCACCATTTTTGTTTCGATGTCGAGTTGCATACTTAATAATGTTACCTTCAATATATCCTAGCTGGTTAGCATGGATATACTCCAGTGGTTGGATAGGCAGATCATAGTGTGATCCACCTTCCTGCTTATCCAATGGATTAGTCATGTATAAAATCCTTAATCATCGGAAAGAACGGTTGAATAATATAGCCACACTGACGTGCAATTTCCAAATGTTCTTTCTGGGTTCCAGGGGTTGTACGCACATCTACATAGTGTATCCATGAGCGCAAAGTGCCCGCCATATAAAGTCTACTCTTTGTCAGACCCTCTGGTAGTACTGCGCGAGCTTGTTCCTTTGCAATACCTACTCCAAGTGCCCACTTATATACTCCGTCTGCTACGTCCATAACACGCTTCTGCTGTTGAATCCAGTGCTTGTTTAGAAGTTCGTCCTCCGTTTCTACACTATTCTGGCGATTGGTTTCATCTTGTAAACGAGTCTCTCGTAGTTCATAAGGAAAGCCCATTGCCGCAGGGTCGGCGTACCGCTGACTAAACTCCTGAAAAGCAAAGCTACGATGACGCACTATCTGATGTGCGATGTCACGAGTAGTATCAATCTCTAGCGTAAGAGACGCCATTTCAAACGGGCTCCAGTGCTTATGTTTGATTAGATACTTTACTAACTTCTCAGAAGTTTTACTATTGTTTTGGTTACTAGGATTAGAAACCCTAGCCATCATAGCGATTTCTTCTATAAGATTATCGTGTGATGAGGATATAAGTCGTACTGTCATTTTAGCTCCTGCTTATTCTATTATTATAGTCGGCTAGTTCTTCGTCCCACCAATGTGGCTTTTCTCTATGTTTCCACTCCGCGAACGTAGCTTTGTCGAGCATATAAAAATTACGATAAGACTGTATAGGATTATCGTAGTCTTTTAGCTCTTCTGTCATTGCCAAGGCAAATGTAGTGAAACCGTGGTCTTCCATGTTTTTAGGTTCTGGCAATGCTTTTAACATTGCGAGACTCTTGTGATCGCTACCGTATCTGTAATGTGCTTCGCTACCAAGAGCAAAGGCATAACAATTTGTCCAGAAATAATTCTCCAAGGAAGAACGTACCCAAATACAACTAGGGTGGTTCTGCATCGTAGGCAAGTACGGAAATAGACGATCTTCCATAGGAACATCTTTCCACTTCTTACGAGTCTCCTGAAGTACTTTATTCTCTTCTTTAGTGATAGCACGCGGTACAAATCCGAACAGATGATCTATCCAGAGGTTTGTATTGATAAGCTGTGCTGCTTCAAGTATCATCTTGTTAACGTGTTTGTCAACGTGATACTCTGCACACTTGTCGAGATCTTCGTCTAAATAAAATAAATTGATGGTAGTCTCCTAAATTTGAATAAGTATTATACTAAAATTTAGGAAGGGTGTCAAGAACTATTTTGCGGTCTACTGAACCACCCGCTCACTGCCATACGAGGCTCTGGAGCGAGGCTAGAAACTTCGCTAATATAGTGATCTACTCCGTCTTCTCCTAAATAGAGAAGTACTAAGGAGTTATACTCTGGAAGTATTACCGTAGGGTTCTCACTATCGAAAACAGTTAGACAACCTCCATACTCATACTTCCAATCTTTAGAGAGGTTAAAAATATAAGCTACATCAAAGTTAGGGTCAGGGTGTATACTGAGAAAGTCTCCATGCCCGTATACACTTGCAAAATCCTCTACTAACTCTAGTCCTTCTAGTCCTGCAAGATTTCCTATAAAGTTTAAAAAGTCAGGAGTAGTAAGTATTTCTTTTCTGAGATAGCACATAGGGCATGTACAGCTTTCGTCCGTACATTTTACAAGTCTTTTTAATCTATAAGTAAAGTGTCCTGCTAATAAACTCTCTTCTAGCTTTTTATATATGCTTGCTTTTAGAAACTCATCTTTTATAGTGTTGTCGGAGTAGAGAGGTCTATCATCTGGCCCAAATTTATAGTAATGTTTCCACTTGTCTGATTTGGCATTTTGTATATGGGTAGCGAGTTTGTCTGCGACATCCGGATGTAAAAACTCTTTAATTACTTGATACTTCACTCCGTTTATCCTTTAGGTCGCGTATTGCTGTCTTAATTGCATCTTCGGCAAGAACCGAACAATGAATCTTAACAGGAGGAAGAGCTAGCTCAGAGGCTAACTCCGTATTTTTTATTTTATAGGCATCATCCATATGTTGCCCTTTCACCCACTCTGTTAAAAGTGAGCTAGAGGCTATAGCTGAACCACACCCGTAGGTCTTGAACTTTGCATCTGTGATGATATCATTATCATCCACAAGGATCTGCAACCGCATTACATCTCCACACGCTGGAGCACCTACCATACCCGTACCGACGTTCGGAGCACCCGCATCGAGTTTACCCACATTGCGTGGGTTCTCATAGTGATCCATTACTTTATCACTGTACGCCATCTTCAGGCTCCTTTACTTTAGTTGTGACTTCTTTGTAATAAATAACTACATCGCCCAACTGAGTAATATATCTTTTGATTTCTTGAGTATTGTAACTCATAAGTTCATAATCTGCAACTGACATGGCAACAAACACAAGGTCTCCTCCGTGTTTCTTCTTTATGTCTGCTACGAAACGGTCGAAGTAAGTATAGCCTTCTGGATATAAGTCTTCTTTTCCTAGCTTACAGTCGCGTTCTTTTGTTTCAGGATCTTTCTTACACTCTTCTATAATCTTAGCATCAGATACAACATACCACTTCGGCTCTTTGAGATTCAAAGATCGGGGCATTGTTGGATGTATAACATCTATGGGTACAGGCTTCGTTATAATCTCTACTTCACGAGGAGGTAAAGGTTTAGGGATAAGAAGGCTGCAGCCACTAGTCAATATCAGGATTGCTGATAGACTTGCTAACGTCTTCAATTGCATCAAACACCTCCTTTGTAGCTCTGTTGGCTCTAAGTTGTATACTGCCAGGTCTAGCACTTGCTATCTTGGCGAGATTGTGTCTGCGAAAGATGTCGAGATACTCTGACATTTGTTCTTCTGCGCGTTGATTTTTAACTTGTAAGCCTCCGAGGGCTCTAGTTGTAGTCTCAAGGTTCTCTTGAATTGCAGCGATTGCTGCTTTTTGTTCTTGGTCTCGCAAATCTTGTGCGAGTATTACTGCTGTTTGTTCTTCTAATTTATTTTTCATAGGTACTATAGCGGTCTGGTAATAGAAGTATCCTCCCATTCCCATCGCCGCTATAATTCCGATCAAAATTTTAGACATTTTCCATTCTTACCATAAGCCGTTCAGCTCTATTGCCTACTTGCTTATGCCACTTAGAGTCTCTTCCTTCAATACCAGCCTTTGCCCAGTCTCCTGCGTCAACTGCCTTCTTGAAGTTTTTAAAGCCGCTAAGTCGAGGACGTCCAAGATTAAACATCATATTGACGAGTATCTCTTGGACTTCCCCTGGGTAGTCGTCCCACAAATCATAAAGAACTTTGCACTCAGAAATAGAAATATCTAAATCCTTCTGGAAAGCCTCTGTTACTCTCTCTTCGCTTACGGCAGTGCCGATGTCGCATCCGTGTTCTGGATCTGTGTCCAAAACGAGATGTCCAATACCGAAGGTGGCATATCCAAGGTGGTCTAAGTATACTTCATACATTACACCCTCATCAATTTCTAACTGTTTTTGTACTTGTTCTCTATTCATGTGAATCTCCTAGATTACATTCCTGCGCTGGCGCTCATGCTTATAATAAAAAAGGGCAAGGCTAAACAACTTAACATTGTAACCACTCCACAAAATATGCAAGCGGCCTCTTCTCGTTTTTTCACTAACTTTTCTCCATTTAACTCGGGCTACGTAGCCCATATTTAGGCTACTTAAGGCGAGCCTATACTACCTCTCTGGGAATGTTTCGTGCAACCTCTAGTATATCTTGATTTTCTGCGATCTCTTTCATCTCTGAAAGAAGTGCTTCCATAATATCAGGATGTTCTCCAATCCCTGCTGGATTAGTTAGATACACCTCCACGTTTGCTTTGTGATAAGAGATCTTACCTTCTACGTGTGCAATGGTTGCTTCAATTAGCCTTTCTCTCAATTTCATTAAACACTTACTCCACGTCGTACAAGCTCGTTTCTGTATTTTTGCTTGTGCTTTGGCTGAGTATTACTACTCTCCAGTGCGTCAACAATCTGTTGAGTTGGGGTATTTTTTAAGTAGTAGTGAACAGTTTTCATCTTTCGAGATTGACGATCTACTACTACCTTTACTGATTCTTTAAACTTTGCTGGCATTTTCTTGTTCCTTTTGTCGTTCATAATCTAATTTGAGTTCTTTAAATACTTTCATTGCTACATCTTTACTATGCGTGATAAGGAAGAGCCTATTGTTGTCGCGTACTCTATACACTACTCTATTGCTCTCATCCTTATCCTCTAGTATCAGTAGCTTATTCTTCTTCAAGTTCAAGCATCCCATTATCTACGAGATGTTCAATTGTTGTTTCGATCCCTTCCTGCTTTCCAAGAGCGTGGCATGTAAGACCACACCCTATAACTACGAATACAAAAATGGCATACTCTAACATAAATTTCTCCGTTTCTTGGATTGGTTTCTCCACTTCAGAATAATTATTATACGCAGAAATCAGTAATAAGTCAAGAACTATCTTACTTTTCCCATATATTTTTTATTTATTTTATGGGTGAATTATACTGAAAAAATCACCAAAAGTCAAGAAAAATTTTTGAGCGACCCCAAAAAAATTTCTTGACAAAGCAACCGCTTTTCAGTATAATACTTCCATGAAAAAATATAAAAAGAGACCGTGGACTACCGATGAGAGAAGGATACTTGCCTCTCACTACTATCACTTAGACATGGAGGAGATGACTAGGCTATTGCCTGGCAGAACTGTGCAGTCTATTCGGAATCAAGTATCTTACATACGTAAGAGGGGCTATAGGTTTAAAACAGAATGAAAGTTAAGGTAAAAAATGGTAATGTTGAGAGTGCGTTACGTTTATTCAAACGCAAAGTAACAGAAAACAACATTATCTTTGATTATAAAGAAAAACAATATCATGAAAAAAAGACTACAAAAAGGCAAAAGAACAAAGCTGCGGCAAAAGTCAGAGAAAGAAAGAGACAACAAAAGCAGGCAGAAAATCCCTTTGGCTTGAAATAAGTCTTGACAACTTGCTGAAGAAGGCGTATAATAGTTTCATGAATTGGAGAAATTATATGATAAAAGTAACAACCGAAGGCAAAAGATTCCCAGAGTTCGATACGTTCATTGATGAGTGCATCGTAGCTCTTTTTCCAGAAGGTGTCGACTATGACATCAATATTAAGTATAAAAAGTTCGCTGACAAGACTGGCACTCACGCAGGTTTCTGTATGGGCGATGACGTTGAGTCTGCGATCGTTATATCAACACATTGGAAATATGAAGATGGTGAAGTGATTGCATACGAGCCTCATGAAATCGCAGGTAGTCTTGCACACGAACTTACTCATGCTAAACAATTTTGCAAAGGCCAAATCAATATGGTAGATCACGTATGGAAGCACAATGAAATGACTATCGACTGTGAAGGCCTTGAGTATGCTGAAACCCCGTGGGAAGTTGAAGCATATTCTTACGAAGATATTCTCACTGATTTACTATGGGAGAACGTATGATGGAATATATTATAGCAGGCATGGCGGTTAGCGTTTTTATGGTTGCCCTTGCAGGAGCTTACTTGATCGTTCGAGACAAACAAGCGCAGTGGGAAGCAGACCAGGACTATAAAAGAATGCAAGAATCAATCAAACAAGGTAAGAAAAATGACTCCACAAGAAATAGATGATTATAAGAGAAAGTGGAGAATGGGTTCTTACTTTCAACACCATACGCATACTGATCTAAGAAATGATTGTGTCGAGTGGTGTAAAGAAAATTGTGAAAAACAAGAATGGGATATCAAGTACTTTACTGATATCTATGGAGATACAATAAGATTTGAATTCGAGTCTCATTTTAATGAGTTCGGAGAATGGTATAAGACGAGGTGGTAAGTGAAACAGGTTTGGACAATTTGGAAGCACGCCCTTGGCTCCTTTGATGAAGAGGATGGGTATGATCCAAAAAATGAAGATTGGGTAGCAGGTATAAGAACTGTACTAGTGCTATCCAATTTATTATGCGTCTATGTTATTATGTGGAATATTGTTAGGAGCTGGTAATATGATAGAAGGAATCTCAACACGTATGGCATTTCCATACAGAACACCAAACATACAGTATGATCAAACAACTGTTAAGTCTACTGTTACGGTGAGAGGAGATACTCAGCAAACAGTTGTGTATACCTATGATAAGCATGGTAGGCTTTTAAACTCTGCTGTGCGTAGTCATGTAATAGGTGAAGTATGAAAAACGGTAGAGATACGCCCCTGAAAGGCGGTGACGAATATGATGCCCTCACCAAAGCTCGAAAATATTATAACTTTGGTAGAAAAGCATTGAAAATAATCAAGCGTCGTTATAATAAACGTGTTCGGCGGAATAATAAAAAAGAGGTCAACAATGAAACTAAGGACTTGGGCTAGAATGAGAGGACTATGGAGATTATGGGCTAAAAGCCTTGGAGAAAAGGTCGGAGAGACCGATGCACAGGCAGATACAATTGCTTTAATTAGAACCACTTGGTGGTTAACTCATATGGCTACTTGTATTGCAATTATACTTAATGCAGTAGCTAATCACGGATGGGGGCTGTTCGGATGGTAGGACCAACTACACAATTTTTAGATTTAGAAACTCTTAATACTGCACTTGATCTTTGCGAAGATATACTTGAAGATGATGAGTACGAATACGAAGAAGAGTCTAACCAGATTCATTTTGCATCTACAGAAGCAGAGTATAAGTTTAGCGTAGCTTGGCAGAGTAAATCATGGTAGGAAGAGCTTGGAAGCGATCACCCTTAAAGATGTCTAACACAATATTAATGATTATGCCTCCCGAAGGCAAAAAGTATGGTTTTCCTATCCCCTGCCCGACAAACTGGGCAATGTGGGACTGGAAATATCAAAACGAGTGGTTGGTTAGCAAAGGCTATCCTGAATCACTCATAACGAAAAACTTCTATATTAGATTAGTACATATAGAAAGAGAGTAACAAGGAAGAAGAATGAACATAGTATTTTGGGCCATGTTAATTGCTGGCACTATTGGAGCAATAGAAAATACAAAGAAAGTAAATGCATTATGCAAAAAGGAGGTCGAGGAAGGCATTTCTGAGACCATTAAAGAATGTAAACAGTATTATTTTGATACAAGAACTAAAAAAGGATGGTAAAATGACAGTTTATTGTGCTCGCCATGAGCGAGATGATTATGAAGATCAACGATTTTATCGTAGTCTTCCAACTCACGCGCCCTCAGTGGTGTTTCATACGCGTGTACCTGTAGATCTTTCTGATGGGACTCAGGAATTTGTGTGGAAAACCGTAAGCACCTGGGATCTCTTTGCTCACAGCAGAGTCTTAGTATTCTCACTGCCAGGAGCTTTCACTCCTACTTGCTCTACTTATCAGCTTCCGGACTTTGAGCGTCTTGCTTTAGAGTTTTTAAACGAACATGGGTTTGATGCAATTTATTGTGTATCTGTAAACGACTCTTTCGTAATGAATAAGTGGGCACGAGAAAACAAATTAGAGAACATTGAAGTAATTCCTGATGGTTCTCATAAATTTACAGACGGTATGAATATGCTTGTAGACAAAGACAACTTGGGCTTTGGTCCTCGGTCTTGGAGATATGCTTGTGTCATCGACAACGGTGAGATTACCGATTGGTTCATTGAAGAAGGTAAGGAAGATAACTGTGAAGAAGATCCATATCACTACACATCTCCTGAATTTATACTTGCGAGTCTATGAATCGTGTAATGGAGAGAGCAAGAGCCCTCCGACGCGCTCGTGATAGAGCGCATAACCCAGAGTTTAAACAATTATGGCAAGACAAGCTAGATCAACTGTTAAATCTCCATGTATAGGCACTTGTCTCTACGACCCCGCAGAGAGTGCCTGTCTTGGATGTAAACGCACACCCGCAGAGATTACAGACTGGTTTATAATGACCGACGAACAAAAGCTAGAGGTATTGGAGAGAATACATGAGCAAAGGCGACAAGGATAGAACTATGAACAAAAAGGCGTATGATGAGAACTATGATCGTATCTTTCGTAATGCGAAAACCGCTCAACTCCAGGTTACAGATCTGAATTGGGACGGTGATTTGGAAGATGAAGAGGCGGAGGAATGCTACCACGGGCTTGAAGGAGATACTCGTAACCCCGAGGACTACTACAAGAACATCGAGGTGGTCACTCTTCCGAAACAACATATGATCTCTCGATTACTGAAAAAACTGAATAAGAAGTATCCTAGTACCCTGAAGGCACTGAAAGATAAGTCTTGACAAAGAACTGATTTGTGCGTATAATAAACGCATAAATTGATTAAAACAGGAAATAAAAATGAGCAACACACAGATTACAAATTTTGAAAAGGTAGGTGACTTTATGGAGGCTTTCGGTCAAGAAGTTCTTCATATCCCCACTATGCCCGACTTTAACCTCTCGGCATTGCGCCTTGACCTAATCGAAGAAGAAGTACAGGAGTTAAGAGATGGATTGGCTAACAAAAGTATGCTTGAAATTGCAGATGCACTTACAGATATTCTCTATGTTGTCTATGGAGCAGGTCATGCTTTCGGTCTTGATCTCGATGATTGCTTTCACGAAGTTCATAGCAGTAATATGACTAAGCTAGGTTCGGACGGTCGTCCTCTCTATCGAGAAGATGGCAAGGTAATGAAAGGCCCGAATTATCGTGAGCCGGATCTTACTAAGTTCGTACAGTGATCCGAACTCTCGCTGTAGTTGCAGCACTCGCTTTACCTATTCCAGGTGCGAGCTATGATGAAAACGGTGAGAGGTTCTGTTTAGCACAGAACATATACTTTGAGTCTGCCAACCAATCTTTTGCAGGTCGGTTGGCGGTCGCAAACGTAGTAATGAACAGGGTAGCTGATCCACAGTTTCCTAACTCTGTTTGTGAAGTTGTATACCAAGCAGAATGGGAGGAGAACTGGAAAGGCAATATGCTTCCTGTCAAGAACCGATGTCAGTTTAGTTGGTTCTGTGACGGTAAGAGTGATCTTCCTACTGATTCCACAACTTGGATGGAATCGCTTTACATAGCAGATCAAGTACTGTTTGAAGAGTACAAAGATATAACAGAAGGCTCTCTATGGTATCACTCTGATACTGTTCAGCCTTACTGGTCAAAACATTTAGAATTAGTTACAACAATCGACAATCATTTATTTTACAACTAGAGGTACAGATGTACGAGGAAGTGGTAGAGGCATTACAAAAAGCATTCGATATTATGCCAGAAGGCGTGGACTTGAGCAAGGGAGGCCTTGGAGAGCTAGCAATGGCTCATGCTCTTGGGCACACTCTTGTGGCAGGAGATAAGGGAGCGGATGCAGTAGACGAAGATGGAAAGCTCTACGAGTATAAGGTTTCTACTACTAATCAATTCAACTTTAACCATGGAGCACGACGGACAACCTGGGAAGAGAACCAAGCTACAATTGAACGACACTTTGAAGGAATCGAAGGAGCTTGGGTAGGACATCGAGAGGGAATGAACATAGTAGAAACCGCCTACGTTCCCACTACGATCCTACTTCCAGCTCTTCTTCTCCACTTTCGCAATACAAAAGGCGGACAACTTACTAAAAACTATAGATTAAAACAATTTAAGGAGCTGAACGAATGATAACTGAAGGCTATAACAACTTTGTAAGGTTTATGTGGCAAGATAATTGTATTGAAAGAGAGAGCTACAAAGAACCACAACTTTCCTACGAACAGTATGCGCGAGATAACCATTCTTTTCTGGAGGAGAAATTTTATGCTGACTTTGCGGCAAACTGGGTTTGGGATGAGAAGATTCTCGACTATCGTGAGGGATAGAAAAATAATTTTTGTATGTCAGCTTCATTCTTCTACTTTTTCAACCAGCTTAAATCAACTAACCTAAGCAAAAATTTACCCTTTACAGATTTGAAAAAGTGTGATAAAATATATCCTAAATTGATAGATACTAAGATCAATTACAATTCTTCACAACTAAATGCTAGTGAGGGACATAGTGATATTTATGCGATTGGAGTGCAATCGGAATTAAGGGAGATTGCTTCTCCAAACCCATAATATTATTACGTTGTTGTCTCAAACTAGCAATAACCCCACATTGATTTCACATCAATAT